GGTGCTTTGGTATAGCAGGATTAGAAAAGATTTTTGGTAATAGATCACCCAAAAACGAAAGTAAAAACGATAATATATAAAAAATGAATAAAATATTTTCAATCCTATTATTATTAATAGGGACTCAAGTACAAGCCCAAGGTTTATTAGATTCATTCTATCAAGATTTTTTAAAATATGGAACTGTTTATGGTGCAGGTGATATTTCAAATTCAATTGAAGCATCAGAACCTACATATTTTTTAAGAACAAACCCAGATGGAAGTTTATATTCTATTCCAGATGTAGTAGATAATACAGAAGTATTTCCATTTGATTACAGATATGGTTTTGGTATCAGAAAATTAGCAAGATTTAATTACGAAAGAAAACCTAAAAATTTTTATGATGGTACTGAAGAACAATTAGTATTTGGAGCTCCAACATCAGCGGTAGAAGGCCTTGAATATCAATTTCATTTTGAAAAGGAAAGATGGAGAGGTGAAAATTTTACTAATTATAGATTTTTTATAAAACACACAGGAAAACACCATATAGTTAAAGTACAAGCTAGAGAAGTAGGTAAAATAAATTTAAATTACAACTCAGCAGAAGTAAGGGGTAGATTACCTATTGGAGAAAAATTTAGTATATCGGCTGGAGCAATTTTAAGAGGACACGAAAGAGCATATGGTTACAATCCAGTAGAAATATGGTTAAATGAAACTGAAATATTCATGGACCAAGATGGTAATCCAATTTTAGGACCAGATGGCAATCCTCAAGAATTTCCTTCAAATCAGTGGTATGAGTTAGGTTATCAATATGGTTATCAAGATATTTTTTATACACAAACAAGTACTGATCCTAATACTGGAGAAGAAATAACAACCCAAGATTGGTGTTGGGTTGATTCTAATGGTGTTGAAGTAGCCCATTCAGATTTAGATTTTAGAGAAACAGTAATGCCTGGATTAATGAATCGTTTTAATGGTGAAGCTTGGGATTTATTAGATCCATGGATGGAAATTGCTCCTATAGTAGGAGTAGATTTTTATCATTACCAAAATAAATTTTGGATACATGCTTATGCTAATTATATTCTCCCTTTCCACAAATACATTGCAGGTGAAGAAGAGTTTAGTTATCTTAATAGAAATAATTGGGGTAAAGGTGGGTTAATATTAGATAATGAATTAGAACAATGGGCTGATTATTCTTTTGGTACTTCTTTAGGATTTAAAGTTAACAAAAATTTAGGAATATTTATTGAAGGTGAATATTCAAAAATGTGGGATAGTAAATTATATCAAACAACATTTGGACTAAATTATACATTTAAATAAAAATGGCTAAACAAATAAATGAAGAAACAAAAGTAATACTAGATTTAAAAACAATTGGTTTAGTATTAGTAGGAGTAGCAACCATAATAGGAATGTGGTTTGCTCTTCAAGCAGATATAGAAGAAGCAAAAAATCTACCAGTTCCTCCTATAGAACGTATAGAGTATGATTTAAAAGATGAGTTGATTCGTCAAACTATAATGGATACCCAAGATGATGTTGAATCTATTTTAGAAGAATTAGAGAAAATAGATCAACGTCTCTATGAATTACAAAAACAGAGGTAATATGAAGAATTTATTTATATTATTATTTATTTTCACCTCAATATCTAGCTTTGCTCAACAGTGGATAAATGATAATAATTTTGATGAAAAAGTAACAGGATATGGAGCATTTGATGACCATTCTGACCATGATGTAATAGTAGTAGAATTTTGGGCGGAATTTAATAAAGATAATGCATTTCCAGATTGGAAAAAACTTGAAAATTTAGATGGAGTTAAATATTATCGTGTAGATATAGCAAAATCCCCAAAATTAAAAAAAGAATTAAGAATTAGAATGGCACCCACCATTCTTCTTTATATTAGGGGAGATGCATATATAAAATTCACAGCAAAAGCAGGATTAGATCTTCAATGCCCTGTAGATTACAATAAAATGTTAAGAGCCATTGAAGTAGTTAAACAGGAGTCATCTTACTAATATTTATAATTAAATATAATATAATGGTATTAAAAGTAGGTTCAAAAGGGAAAGAAGTTAAAGAATTACAACAATTTTTAAATATTGTAGCAGATGGTATATATGGTCCTGGGACAAAAGCAGCTGTTAAAAAGTGGCAAAAGGATAATAAAATAGAGGATGATGGAATAGTAGGTCCTATAACTTGGGATTTAATGGAGTTATCAGAAGCAGATGAACCTTTTACTACTGATGATTTTGAAAGAATTTTTGAAACTTTTAATGGTTTAAATATCCATAAACACTATCTTCCTTGGAATGAATATAAACAAGGTCCTGTAAAACCTGAATATGTTTTCTTACATCATACAGCAGGATGGAATAATCCTTTTAGGACAATTGATCATTGGGGGAGAGACAATAGAGGAGCTGTTTGTACAGAGTTTGTATTAGGAGGTCAATCCGTAAAGGGTAACGATGATCAATATGATGGAACATTAGTTCAAGCATTCCCAGAAGGTAATTATGGATGGCATTTAGGAAGAAATGGAAATCAAAAAATGCATGTTAATTCTGTAGGAATTGAAGTAAATAATTTTGGGTATATAGTAGATGGAAAAACATATGCTGGTACTAGAGTTGTTGAAGATCAAATTGTAACATTAGATAAACCTTTTAAAGGACATAAAACATGGCATAGATACTCAGATGCCCAAATTGAAGCCTTAAGATTATGGATATTATACATCGCGGATAGAGATAATATTGATGTTACTAAAGGATTAGTTGAAGAAGTAAAAGCTAAAGGAGCTGATGGGTTTTTATTTAACCCAGATGCGTATTATGGAAGAGTTAAGGGAATGTGGACACACACTAATACCAGAAAAGATAAATATGATATGTTCCCTCAACCAGAATTATTAGAAATGCTAGTAAATTTATAACAGAATGCAAACAAAATTATCTATAGTGGGAGTAACATCATTTTGCACATATTTGTGTACATACTTTTTAAATTTATCAATGGACAACATGGAACAATATTTAGCTGTAGCAGCTGTATTATGGTTAGATGGAATCTTTGGTATATGGGCTGGAATAAAGAGAGAAGGCTTTAAAACATATAAAGCATTAAAAATAACAAAAAATACATTTGTTTGGTTAGCTATTTTAACAGTTATACTAATGGTAGAAAAAGGATTTTCTGGAACAGGTTGGCTATCTGAAGTAATTATCGTACCGTTCATGATATTACAATTAATAAGTGCCCTTAAAAATGCATCTATGGCTGGTTTAATTAAAATGGAAGAATTAAATAAAATATTAGACCGTATAGATAAGCATAAGGGTTTTAGAAAATAAAAATTATGTTATGTGGTCTAAAATTCAAAAAAGAATATTTCCTTTTATAATAGCATTATCAGCTTTATCAGTATCAGCATCAGCAGCATTTTATTCTGTTAGTGGTTTAAGTAAATTATTTGCAGGTGCGGCTTTTGCAGTAATAGTAATGGCAGCTTCTTTAGAAATTGCTAAATTAGTTATAGCATCTTTACTATATCAATATAGAAAAACCCTTCCTAAATTATTAAAATATTATTTATCTTTATCTTGTGTTGTATTAATTTTAATTACTTCGATGGGTATTTATGGTTTTTTAAGTGCAGCTTATCAAGAAACTGCTGCAAAAGCCGGAACAATTGATGCTCAAATTGCTTTAATTGAAACTAGAAGAGATAATACTAAAGGACAGCTTGACGTATATAATGATGAAAAGGAAAGCATCAACAAGGCCGTTGCTGATTTACGTACTGGCTTAGCAAACAACGTTATACAATATACAAACGCCGAAGGTGTATTAATTACTACAACTTCAAGGGCAACACGTAATGCTTTAGAAAAGCAATTAGATCAAGCTATTGATAGGCAAACTAAAATTAATGATAAAGTAGATGTTTTAAATGAGAAATTATTTAATTATGAAACTGAAATAGTTGAAGTAAGAACAAGTGATGCTGTATCTAGTGAATTAGGCCCTTTAAAATATCTATCAGGATTAACAGGAACCCCAATGGATAAAATTATTAATTGGTTACTATTAACCATTATTTTTGTATTTGACCCTCTGGCAATTGCTTTAGTAGTAGCAGCTAATTATGCCTTTGATCAAATACGACCAAAAACCAAAAAAAACCTTTACGGTGAAAAAGTAGAAGTTAAGGAAGAAGATAAAAGTGCTAGTCTTGAAGTACAAGCAAAACATACAGATTGGGAAGAAGAAACACCTATTCCAGAACCAGCTCTTCCTAAAGGATATGTTCAAAGGGATATAGCAAAAGAACAAGCAGCAATTGAAAAAATATTTAAAAGAAAATTAACACAGTGGGAAGTTAGAGATTTACAAGAAAATAAAGATATTCAAATCTTTAATGATCCTAAAAATAATGATGATAATATAATAAAATACTAAAAGTTATGCTAAGTAAACAATCAATAAGAGGTAATGTTAAAATTCATATGAATAGAGAATTAATTACTGATAAAGAAGTTTTAATTAAAGAAAGTGAATCTTGGACAGATCATCAATTAGAATTTTTTAAAAAAATGCTTAAACAAGGAGGAAATTTTGCTATAGGCGGAAGAAAATTCTTTATTATCCCAAATGGGGATAATCGCTCTCTTATGTAAAATATTTGGTATCCCTAAATATCTTTCGTATATTTACACCATGAATAAGGAGGAAATACAATTAATTATTAATGAAGTTTATCCTAAGATTGAAAAATATTATGGATATTCTAAGTATCATAATTGTACTCCTTATGTAGAACTCCACCACAATATTTATATCAGATTAACTGGAGAGGCTTATGACGAAGATATTTTATCAGAAACAGAATGTAATCCTGATGCTGAATTTGATAGACAAGAAAATACAATAGTAATTTATTGGCCTAAAGCAATAGATAAAAAATGGATTATACAAGCTTTAATTCATGAATATCAACATTATCTCCAATCTCCTGTATGGTTTAAAAGATATTATAAAATGGGTTATGAATATGATACTCACCCTTATGAAGTAGCAGCAACTAAAGAAGAAAGCAAGTGGAAGACATTCGCGTAAATATTTGGAAAAGCTAGAAAGTGTTCGTATATTTACAGGGTAAAAAGGGTGCAAGCCCAATAAAAAATAAAAGTTATGTGTGGAGTTACGTGGTGCAATAAAGAAACAGAATTTTATAATAAGTCACAAAAATACAAATATTGTCCAGATCATATTCAATATAAAAAATATGCGGCAAATGCTCCTTCAAGGCCTCATTTAATGTATAAGGTTGAGAAAATTTTAAAAGGTGAATTACAATGTGAATGTTGTGGTTATAATGCCAAATCATTTTTTCCAGATAGACCTACTAAACAACTAGCAGGATTATTTGATGTAGATCATATTATATCAGATATAAAACATACATTAGAAGGGGAACAACCAGAAAATTATCAATTGTTATGTAAACAATGTCATATTTTAAAATCATATGATAGTGGTGATTTTATTTCAAAAAATAATAGAAAATAAATTAAAGACTCCCACGCA